GATATGGTAAAATGTCAAGGTCTATAGAGGTTTTATATGAAGGAGCTCTTGTACTAGGTAGTGAAAAACTACTTAAGTGGGAACTTGCTAAAAATATGATGAGACCTAAAAGCGATTTTACTAAAGTTAAAATGAACTATAGTATTGTAGCGCCACGTATGTATAAAGGTAAAATAGAATCATTAGTTGGTAGAATAACTGGTTTTGCTGACATGATACAATTAACACACTTAAAACTCCAACAAGTCCTTTCGCGAATGGTACCTGACGGCATATATTTAGACGCTGACGGTCTTGCTGAAATAGATTTAGGTAACGGTACAAATTATAATCCTCAAGAAGCATTAAATATGTTCTTTCAGACGGGATCTATAATAGGTAGATCAATGACTTCTGATGGTGATATGAACCCAGGAAAAGTTCCTATACAGGAAATTCAATCTGGGAATGGTGGTGCAAAAATGCAATCACTAATTCAGACATATAACTATTATTTACAAATGATCAGAGATGTGACCGGTCTAAATGAAGCAAGAGATGCTAGCACGCCGGACGCGAAAGCTTTAGTTGGTGTACAAAAACTTGCAGCTGCAAATTCAAACGTAGCAACAAGACATATATTACAAGCTGGTTTATTTATAACAGCTGAGATGGCTGAGGCTTTATCATTAAGAATATCTGATATTATAGAATATTCACCAACAAGAGACGCGTTTATACAGAGTATAGGAACTCACAATGTAGCGACTTTAGATGAAATGAAGAATCTACATTTGTATGACTTTGGTATATTTATAAATCTACAACCTGATGAAGAAGAAAGAGCAATGCTTGAAAACAATATACAGCAGGCTTTACAACAACAATTAATAGAGTTAACTGATGCTATTGACTTAAGGGAGATTAAAAACGTTAAATTAGCAAACCAATTGCTTAAGGTTAGAAGAAGAGAAAAGCTCAAGAGAGATCAAGAGATGCAGCAAGAGAACATACAAGCTCAGTCACAGGCAAATGCTCAAGCTCAACAAGTAGCTGCTCAAGCAGAAGTTCAAAAAGAACAAGCCTTAACTCAAAGTAAAATACAATTAGAACAAGCTAAATCTGAAATGGAACAACAAAGATTACAAGCTGAAGCTATGATAAAAAAGCAATTAATGGATCATGAGTTCCAACTTAACATGCAGTTAAAGAAAATGGAGCTTGATGCTGTTAAAGCAAAAGAAACACAAAAAGAAGATCGTAAAGATGATCGTACTAAAATGCAAGCATCTCAACAATCTGAATTAATAGATCAAAGGGCAAAAGACGCACCACCTAAAAACTTTGAATCTAAAGGCAATGACACACTAGGTGGTGGTTTTGATCTAGGCGCTTTTGAGCCTAGATAATGTTTAATTATTTAATTATATTATATTATGGAAAATGAAAGCAAAGAATCGTTAGATTCTGTTAAAGCAGACTTACCGTCTACTCCTCCTCCAGCTGAGGCTAAAACTGAAGAGGTAGTTAATGAGCCTGTTAAAATGAAAAAAAGACCTAAACAATTGGTTAAAGACGAGCCAGAGGTCATCAAAGTAAACTTAGACGAACAGAAAAATAAAATCACTGAAGAAAAAAGTGACGTTATAAAAGTTGACTTAAGTAAGAAAAAACAAGAGGAAGAACCTGTTGTTGAAGAAATAAGGGAAGATGTTACCCCTGAAGAAAAAACAGAGGTAAATGTTACTCCTGTTTTAGAAGAGATAACGGATGAAGAGGTTGAAGAAAAAACAGAAGAATTAACTGAAGAAGTTGAAGAAGCTGTTGCTGAAGCTGAGGCTACAGGAGACCCTTTACCAGAAAACATACAAAAAGTGGTAGAGTTCATGAACGAGACTGGTGGTTCACTGCAAGACTACGTTCGGTTAAATACTGATTATACATCGTTAGATGAAAATCAACTACTAAAGGAATACTACCAAAACACAAAACCTCACTTATCTAGTGATGAAATTGACTTCTTAATGGAAGATCAGTTTTCTTATGACGAAGAAACAGATGAGGATAGAGATATTAAAAGAAAAAAACTAGCGTTGAAAGAGCAAGTTGCGAACGCTAAAAGCCACTTAGACGGGCTAAAGTCTAAATACTATGAGGAAATTAAAGCTGGAAGCAGGTTAGCGCCTGAGCAAAAGAAAGCTGTAGAATTTTTTAATAGATATAACAAAGAGCAAGCTGATGTCAAAAAGGTTGAGGCGCGTCAAATAGATGTATTTAAAAAAGAAACCGGTAAGGTTTTTAATGACAATTTCAAAGGTTTTGAATATAATGTCGGAGAAAAAAGATACAGATATAACGTAAAAAATGCTGAAGAGGTTAAAAACACCCAAGGGGATATATCTAATTTTGTCAAAAAGTTTTTGAACAAAAATAATGAAATGTCAGACGCTGCGGGTTATCATAAATCTTTATTTACAGCAATGAATCCCGATGCTATAGCTAATCACTTTTACAATCAAGGTAAAGCTGATGCTTTAAAAGAAAGTATTTCTAAGTCAAAGAATGTTGATATGACACCTAGACAAGGACATACTAAAGTTAAGCAAGGTGGTACCACTTATAAAGTAGTTAGCGGAGATGATACTAGTAGGCTTAGAGTTAGAATGAATAAAAACAAGTTTAACTAATTAATTAAAAATTAAAAAAAATGGGACAATTTATTAATCCTGCGCAAGGGGCGGAACTAAATCACGTAACTCCGGCACCTACGCAATCCCTTTGGGGAGACAACTACCTATCATTCAATGATAGCACTGGTGGTGGCTCGTTCGCAGAACAATTTTTACCTGAAATCTATGAGAAAGAAGTTGAAAGATACGGAAATAGAACTATCTCTGGTTTCTTAAAAATGGTTGGCGCTGAAATGCCATTACAATCTGACCAAGTAATCTGGTCTGAACAAGGAAGATTACACGTAGCATATGATGCTGCAGAAAGCGGAGCTAACACTGTTGAAGTTCAAACAGCTGCATCTAACACTATTAAATTACCAGCAGGACACAACGTTCAGTTACATGATACTATCATCGTTTCTAACGCTGCATCAACGTCGGTACTTAAGTGTTTAATTATTGCTGTGAACGCTAACGGTATTCAAGTTACTGCTCAGCCTTACACGCAAGCTAATTTAGGAACTGGTGGTGCATTCGCTAACGGAGACGATATTAAGTTATTCGTTTACGGTACTGAATATAGAAAAGGTTCAAGGGAGATCACTGGTTCTTTAGATGCTTCTTTCACTCAGTTTAGCAACAGACCAATCATCATGAGAGACAGATACCAAGTTAATGGTTCTGACACTGCTCAAATCGGTTGGGTTGAAGTTACTTCTGAAAATGGAGCTTCTGGTTTCTTATGGTACTTAAAATCTGAGCACGAAGCTCGTTTAAGATTTGAAGATCAAATGGAAATGGCAATGGTTGAAGGTGAATTAGCTGCTCAGTCAATGGGTTCTAACGCATTCAATGTTGCAGGTACTGAAGGTTTATTTGCTGCTATTAATTCAAGAGGTCTTGTATGGACTGGTACTGATTTCGATTCTGTATCTGGATCTGCTCCTTATGCACAAGCTGGTTTAACTGAGTTTGATACTATCTTACAAGAACTTGATAAGCAAGGTGCTATTGAAGAGAACATGATGTTCTTAGATAGAGCTACTGCTTTAGAAATTGATAACATGTTATCTACTGCTAACTCTTCTTCAGGAATGAATGGATCATCTTATGGTGTATTCAACAACGAAGAGGAAATGGCTCTTAATTTAGGTTTCACTGGATTTAGACGAGGTTCTTATGACTTCTACAAATCTGACTGGAAATACTTAAACGACGCTACAACGAGAGGATTAGTTGGAGATATCGAAGGACTTATTGTTCCTGCTGGTACTTCTACTGTATACGATCAGTCGTTAGGTAAGAATATCTCAAGACCATTCTTGCATGTTAGATACAGAAAATCTGAAGCTGATGATAGAAAAATGAAATCTTGGATCACTGGATCTGTAGGTGGAAACTATACTTCTGATGCTGATGAAATGGTAGTAAACTTCTTATCAGAAAGATGTTTATGTGTTCAAGGTGCGAATAACTTCGTATTATTGAAAAAATAATTTCATTATT